TGAAGACATTCTTCGTGCTTTAGGGATTATACACTGCGAAAGTAGTGGTAGACCTACTGTGATAGGGAATAACTCTAACGGTACGAAGGATGTTGGACTCTGGCAATTCAATGACGATACCTGGGCTTGGTTAAAATCTAAGCTTGGTATAATAGGAGAGAGAACTAATCCAGAAGTTGCTACAAGATACGCAGCTTGGCTAGTCTACAATGACGGCTGGCATCACTGGAACAGTAGTAAACATTGTTGGAAAGGAACTGATAATGAAATGTTGTGGAGTAATACTTACAGTATGCAAGATTAGTAACGTAGCTTACTGTGACTATTGTGAAAAAAATTATGGAGATGCAGATGACTTGGCGTAACAAAGACGAACAGTTACGTAAAGATATTGACGACATCTTAAACTTAACTTGTAAGATATGTGGTAAAAGTTATATGACTACATTTGATTTAGTTAGGTATTGTAATTCATGTATAGATAAATTAGAGGAAGAGATGGAACATATAGATGAGTGATAAACAAAAAATAAATTTAGAAAATATTAATATCTTTAATCATCCACGCTTTATGAAAGTGTGGGCGCAAAGATTTAGTAAAGCATGTGGAAGTGATACATTTAATGTAGCACCTGACACAATAGCATTAAGATACTTGATGGAAAAATTTGTAAAAGATTACAATCATCATCTATCTCAATTAGAAGAAGAGTAATGGGTGGTTGGTTATTATGTGAAGGTTGTGATAGATATTCTCATACACATAACGGTGGTGGATTAATTAACAATCAACACTATTGCGAACCATGCTATCCAGAATATATAAAGGAGGAAAATGAACTCATTTAAGAAGTTCGCATCTAAACAAGCAAGACAAGACGTTGTTAATATGACAGGTAAAGAAAAATATAGAGCTTGGGTTGCTGTTAAAGAAAGCTTAGCATCACAAGCCACTGAGTTTGGTGGTAGAAGATTGCTAGGTCTTACTGATAAAAACGTACCTATATGGGCTATGTATCATATAGACAAGAAGACACTTAACTTACAAGTATCTTTAACGCATGACATAGAAACTATACGGAAGTCTAAGCTATGCCCTAGAAGAATTACATTAGCTAAAGGTGAAAAGTTACCAGACTTAGACCATGCAATGAGACCTAAGACAGCTAAAGATGTAGGAGAAGTTACACAAAATACATTACGTTATATAGATAAACTATTCGGTATGGCTGAATCAAGTATAGGTAAAGTAAATGGTAAATGTAGTACACAATTGTTTATGCATGTATCTAATGCAATCTATGAAGGTTCATCTGATAAAGATAAGTTCAGATGGCAAGACCTTATGAAAACATGGGACATGCCAAGTGGAAAATACCTTACAGTATATGGATAGTTCACCTACATACAGACCTTTACCTAAGTATTTAACTATACAACCTAGCAAGATAGAGGGTCTAGGTCTGTTTACTACCAGGGCTATACGTGATTTAGAGACAAGCATAGGTGTAACGCATGTGTTTATGGATGATAAAGGACAAGTAATACGTACACCTTTAGGAGGATTTATAAACCATAGTGACAATCCTAACTGTGAAGTAAGACGTATGCAGGGTACTTATGTAAATCATTTGTTTCCTTTACGTCCTATTAAAGCGAATGAAGAAATCACACTTAAATATACTATGTATGATATCAATGGATAACTTGTCACAAATGAGAGAAGCTGCTTTAGAAAGAGCAGGAGGACGCTGTGAGTGGGCTAATTGTAATGATAACAAATGGTTAGAGCTAGCACATATACATGGTATAGGAATGGGCGGTAACAAGAAACGTAAATTCAGTATGGATAATGTAGCTATGTTATGTAAATGGCATCACGATGTATATGATGGACGACAACAGAAAGGTTCCTCAGTTGCTTATAGAGATTTGTTACAAGGTTTTTTAAAAAGAAAGTATGTGGACTAAACTATGGACGTCCTTGATTAAAATATAATTTCTTTGCTCCTACATTATATTTCTTAGCTAAATTAGCTTGAGCGTTACCTGTTTTAGTTTTACGTTGTTGATATTGTTTAGCTTGTTTAATAGGAAAATCTGCTTCACTACCAAATTTACCTATAAGTTTATCCATTTTTTTAGCATCATCATATGCATTACTGCTTTTTTTAATAGCTTTATTTCTAAGAGCAATATGTTGTTTCATACGTTTGTTTAATTCATTACGTCCAAGACCTTTATATCCTGCACCAACACCTAAATATTTTTCAACCATTTAACTTACTTCCTATGTTATCAGTGTTTCTATCTTCCCATACAGGAACACCTGTACCAGTATGAAACTGTGTACCACCAGGACCTAATGCACGTTTAACACCTTTATAAATACCTTCAGCAGCAGCTAATCCTAAACCAACTAGGTTTACACCTTTGGATATTTTTGCAGCCCTAGCTAAGTTTTGTTGATGTATTTTCATATTTACTGCAGTAGAAGTAAACTGACTTTTTTGATTAGCTATTACTCTAGCATGGTGTCTACCTATTGCACCACCAACTCTGTTTTGTTGTAAACCAACAGGTTTTCCTGTTGCTGGAAACTTATAAGAACCACCTATTCGAGCATTACTTTGTATAACAGGTTTATTTATTGCACGTGTATTACCTACAACTTTACCTTGCGGACTAGTTGTAGGTGTGTTTGGTTTAGGAGACCATGAACTTCTACCTTTAGTATCGTATACAGTTTTTTTATCTGATACTTTTCTAAAAGGTGCTATGTATTCGCTAACCATTTTTACTTACTTTTTTTCTTTTTTTTTGCAGCTGCTGTTTTGCGTTGAATAGAAGCTTTTCTCTGTGCCACATCTTTAATTTTTTTAGGTGACTTTGTATATTTTCGTGTTTGTTTAGTACCAGGTTTTTTAGGTAAAGGTTTTTTAGGGTTATTAGGTTTTTTAGTACCAGGTTTATTAGGTTTACCTCCCCTAGTTTTTCTTTTTTTAGAAGTTGTTTTACCAGAACCGTCTCTATGTTTAATATTACCAACCATATTATTTACTAACTGTTATTTGTTTCTTTGCATATGTTTTGATTACTGCAAGTGCAGCACCACCACCAGCTAACGCAGCTAACTGAATTACTTCAGCATCTACACCAACTAGAGGAGCAACTGTTAACGCACCTATGAACGCTTCTACGAAGGTCCAGCTAGTTCTCTCTATCATATCTTTAAGTTGTTCACTCATCTTATAACTCCAAGCGTCATTCCAAGGAGTCCACCACGCGTCTTTCTTAAACGTCCCATCAGATTTTCTTTTTCTTTTGCCTTGTGCAAACATTATTTACCTAGCTTATCTGATTGACCTGCGATGTATGCAGACAATCCACCTACTAATAACGTAGTAGCTAGCTTACCTTTACCCTTACCTTTACCTTTAATTTTATTAAGTTTAGCTTCACGCTGTGCATTCTTTAAAGCTCTAGCTGAATCAAGTCCTTGTTCTTTAGCCTTATTATATTCATTAACTATGCTAGGTTTTCTACCACTAGATACTTGTCTAGGATTATCAGGTGTAGTTTTGTTAACTACATTACCTGATACTGTACTACCTTTACTAAATTTACCTTTAGGTACTTGTCCTCTACGTTCTGCTATACGTGATTCTTGATTTGTAATTGGTACATCTGCATCCATTGTCTGTGCATCATAAGCAGGTCCATCGAAACCTTCTAATGGGTCAATAAATTTTCTAGCTTCTTTAGCTTTCATACCTTCTGTAGATGTTTGATAATGAAAGTCACCTTTACCTGTTTCTATTTGAGGACCACTAGATGGTGGTTGTTTAGGTAGTAAAGGTTCACCAGTTTTTTTATTTACTAAAGACGAAGTTCGACCAGTTCTTTCTGCATCTATATCTTCTTGTACACTAGATTCTAATGTTTCACCTAAAATACCTGCTTTGTCTGAAGATTTTGGATTCATTTCTTTCATTATATTATAATCATAAGGATGTACTCTTTTACTTACATTTTGATTAGGACCTTTTTCTGATTTTGGAGGACCATACTGTTCTATCTTTGAACCTTTACGTAGTTCTTTTTCTATATTACCTTGTCCTAATGAACTAGGAGCTTGTGAATATTCAACATTAGGATTCTTTTTATTACCACCTATTAGTTTTTGTGAAATTATTCTACGTTCTATACCTGTATCTATAATTGATTGTGCATTTTTAATACCAGGACCTTTACCTTTACTTGTAGTAGGTAATGGTTTAGTGTCTTCTATTGTAAGTTCTAATTCACCAGGACTAATTTTAGGTGAAGCTTCTTGAACTCTTTTACGTAAAGCTCTAGTTTCATAGGTCTCACCCATAGTAGATTTTTTTTCTTTAGTAGATTCATAAGCTTTAGTTAGCTCACTTTGTAATTCTTTTATTCTATTAGTAGCTTTCATTTCTGCTACAGGGTCAATACCTTGTGCTTTTTCTAAAGCATCTATTTCAAAATCTAATGCATCTTCTATAGCTTTTTCTATATCAATATCAGCAGATAACATTTGTCTTTGCTGACCCTCAAATGGTATTTCATCTACTTTGTCATAATCAGTAATGTATGTTCCAGTGTCAGGATTATATGTTTTAGCTACATCACCGTAAGGTGTTGGGTCAGACAATGGACCACCTGCAGTAGAGCCACCTTTTGCAGCATCTTCTGCTTGTAAAATTTCTTGAGTATGCATATCTCCACCTATAAAATCATCTTTAACTGTAGGGTTTAATGGGTCATTAGATGGTGAGTATTCTCCACCTTCTGTGTAATCGCTTGCATCAAAAGCTCCTAGCTTATTGCTTCCTGATTTAAATGGTTGTGTTGGTCTTGCCATTACTCTATCCTTTTGCCATCTAGTTTAGCAGACAAAATTTGAATTTCGCCACTTATCTCTGATAATTTATCCATTACTGAGCCTGTAAGTATTACATCATCAGTAGCTTTATTAGATATTTCTTTAACATCTCCATCAAAATCTATATATTCTACTTCTACATCTATACCTGCTTCTATTGCTGACACTACACGTGGATAGACAAACTTATACGCGTCAACACTACTACCAATAAACCCATCTTTAGCTATACGATTGTTAGTTTGTGTGTTACCTAGTATCAAACAACCAGCTGTATGCTCATCTGTGTTACCTGTATGCCATAGTATGTACTCAAATCCTGGTACATCTTTCACATGTATCATACCTTTGTGAAAAGTATTACCGTATTTATTAAGATATCTATTATGAAATCCACCTTCAGTTCTTAATTCTAACTTGTACGTACCAGCAGGGATACGAGTTTCACCCCAGACTTTAACATCTCTTTGTTCATCTTCTAGTGTGTATGCTAGAAATGTTCTTTTGTTTTGGCTAACTTCAAACAACAATCCTGATGTAGAGTCTTTGCCACTGCTGGTTCTTAGTACTTCATACTTCATTTATAGGTTCCCACACTTTGCACCAACCATATGGTGCTACTTCTTTGGCGAACTTAAGGCAATAATTATTAGAATAGTGTTTACAATTATCACAATACTGACCAGGTATAGGGCTGACATTAACATAAGCAGAAGGTAAAGCCATTATTTTTTAATTTTCTTAACTTTGCCATTTTTTGTACGAGCAAACTTATGTGTTTTAGTTTCTCTAATAAGAGTACCACTATACATTTTGTCTCCCCATTTCCATTTAACTGTTTTACCCATTACCACTTAACCTTATCTGCCCAATAAGCAGCAGACATCTTACCTTTTTTAATATTTTTTGCATGACGTGCTTTAAAAGACTTACGTCTTGCTGCAGATTTAGCATCTTTTTTCTTACCTGCACCAGACACACCTTGTTGTCCGAACCTAATAAGTTTAATCTTGTCACCTTCTTTTGCTAAGACTGCATGTGACTTACTAGCTTTAGGTGTACGCTTAGGTTTATTATACCCTGAAAACGTTTCACCTCTATATTTAATAGTCATTTTACTTCCTCCATCCTAAAGTTATTAACCATATAGCTAATGTAATTATAGTAGCAAGACCTGTTACTTGTTGTGCTGAACCTGTCAATGTAAGAGTAGCAATAACTAAACCAACAAGAGTCCAACTAAGGTTAAGTGTTTCCTTAATTGCATCTATTATCCAGTTCCATAATTTACTTATCATATACTTCTCCTAAACATGAAGGCAGCCATAGTAGCTATTCTAGTCAAAATTACAGGAACTACAACTTCTTGTGCTTTTTCCTTTTGGTCATTAGTCATGTCATTACCTATGTCATTAAAGTTTATTTCTTGTATGTCTATATCTATGAAAGTTTGTATTGGGTTCTCTATAAAGGTTTCAAACTGTACTTCGGTAACTACGTCAGCTAGTGTATAGTTCTCAACGTCTGCATTTTCTACAGCACGCTCAACATATTCTTCTACAGCTTCTGCTATAACCTCATCATCTTTAACAGACTCAGCAATAATAGCTACATCCTCTGCTTCTACCTGTAGTACTTCAGCGACAACTTCTACCTGTTCTTCAGTAAGCTCTTCAACATCTGCAATAGCTTCCTCAACAACAGCTTGAACTACCTCTTGTACTTCTTCAGTAGCTCGGTCTAAATTCTGTACACCAATGTCATTAACTTGTTCTAGTACCTCAACAACTTCTTCAACAGTAGCTTCTTCAATAACAATATTTTCTACAATATCTTCTACTTCAGCTACTTCAACAGCAACTTCTTCCTCAGTAAGTACTATCTCTTCTCTCTCTGGCTTAATCTCCACAGGAGGTAACGTTGTGTCGGGAGTATCTTCTTCCAGAACTTCAGGTATATCCTCTTTAATTGGCTCATCTTTTACAACTTCAACTGGTATTGGTATTTCCACCACGTCTTCGGGGACAATGTCTTCCAAATCAAATTCAATAACCTCGAACTCAATAGGCGGTTCTTCAAACTCCAGTATTTCGACTTCAATTGTTTCCTCTTTAGGTGGGTCGAGTACAACAACATCATCCTCAGGAATGATGACATCCACATTTTCCTTATCCTCAACAATATCTTCTTTAATAACAACATCTTCTTCTATAATATCATCTTT